AGTTCGTTCGTATTCTCAATTCGTTTCACAATTTAAAAAATAAAATCAAATGGGATTTTTAGTTACAGGCCTTACGGCTTACACAGAACAAAATGAGCAGCAGCTCGTTAGTGCATCGCTGTTTGAGGCTCGTACTCAACAGTTGATTCTTTCAGAAGGTAATGTTATGACTGGTGTTAAATCAAGCCAGACAATTAACAGAATGGATACTGATGTATTCTTTCAAGATGATTCTTCATGTGGGTTTCTTTCAAGTGGCACCACAGAATGGTCACAGCGTACGCTTACAACGGGCAAAGTGAAGGTGCAAGAAACTTTATGTCCGAAAGATCTTGAGGCGGTTTACCTTCAAAAATCTTTGCCAGCTGGTGGAAATTATGATAGCATCGCATTTGCTGCTGAATATACTGCTCGCAAAGCTGGTAAGATTGCCGAAGCTTTGGAAACTGCTATCTGGACTGCAACTGGTTCAGGTTACGGTGGAACTAACGGTCTTTTAAATAAATTCAAAGGTATCAAACAACATATCTCTGAAGCAGGTGGAAGTGTTGTAAATGCTAACGTAACTGGATTCTACGGAACTGGTGCGCCTATCACAGGTATCGATACAATGGAGAAAGCACAAAAGGCTGTTCTTGCAGTTATCAATGCTCTTCCTGCAGCCGTTAAAGGTAAAGCTGATGTTCGTATCTTCTGCGGATGGGATGTTTACACTCTGTTGATTCAGAAGTATGTTGATCTTAACTTGTTCCATTACAATCCAGGATCTACAAACAACGCTGCAAATTCTGAGTTCTTAGTACCCGGCACATCTTACAAAGTTGTTCCTGTTCATGGATTGAACGGTACTAATGATATCTATGCAATGAGAATGTCAAACATTTTCTTAGGTGTAGATTTGATCAGCGAAGAAGATCAGTTTGAACTTTGGTATTCTCAAGATGACAGAAACGTTAAGTTCAGCGCAAATCTGAAAATCGGGGTACAAATAGCCTTCCCTGATGAAGTAGTAAAGTTCGAAGCGTAATTGATTAATAACATAGGGCGGTCAATAGCCGCCCTTTTTAAAACATATATATCATGCCCTGCGCATTAACACAAGGATATACATTAGACTGTAAGGACTCAGCTGGCGGGATAACCGAAGTTTATTTTATTGAGAAAGGTAATTTAAGCGGCATCGTTTCTGCTTCAGGAGTTGTTACTGGTTTGACAAAAGCAAGCGGTAAAAGATTCTGGAAGTATGAACTGCCAAAAGAAACTGGATCGTTCACTCACAATCCAACTGTATCAAATGAAAATGGTACTGTATTCTTTGAGCAAAACTTAACGATCGTAGTTAATAAGCTTTCTGCTGCTATCAATACTGAATTAAAATTACTTGCACAAAATATTGTAGTTGCAGTTGTAAAAGATAACAACAACAAGTTTTGGATGTTAGGTAAAGAAAGAGGTTTGGATATGAGTGGAAGTACAAGCGGTAGCGGAACTGCATTCGGAGATCGTTCGGGTTATAGCCTCGTATTTGTAGGTAAAGAGCCTGATCAACTTTATGAAGTAAGCAGTGGTGTTGCTTCTGCTCTTGAAACTGCTGGTTAAGAATAGATGTTAAATGGTTAAGCGCCTGCCTGAAATAGGCGGGCGTTTTTGTTTAAAGGTATTTATAAAAGGAATGATAAAGCTTACAAAGGGAAATACTGAAACTGTTTACTTAACTTTGACTGAGAAGCAATCCATTTTGGATGCTAATTTTTTATGTGTATTTCAAAGCAGATCAACAAATGAGAAAGTTAAATTCGTATTGGTTAATTCTGCTGATCAAAGCAATTTTCCTGACAGGTATAATGAGTTTGATATTGTTGTTAATACGTATTTTGCCAATAGGGAAGAGGGTTGGTATACTTATAAAATATATGAGCAGGCGAGTTCTTCCAATTTAATAGAGGCAAATGCCGGGGCTGTAGTGGAAACTGGTTTAATGTTTTTAAGTGATGGCGAAGATGTAACAACGACAAAATATAACAATCCAACAACTTACAAAGTATATGATGCGGAATAGCGTTTCTTTTATAAAGTTTGCCGATGTAAAGGTTCCTGTAATGAAGGAACTACCTAACAAGGGATGGGTATTATTTGGAGAGGATAATAAGTTTCCGAATATGCTTTTAACCATGTTTAATAAAAGCAGCAAGCATAATGGTATTGTGTTGGGCAAAGTTAATTACATTGTAGGTAAGGGCTTTGATCATGTAGTACAGGCAAACCCTTATGAGAATTGCAATGAAATACTTAAAAAGGCTTGTTTGGATATTGAAGTTTTTGGAGGCTGTTATTTGGAGGTGCAATATAATGCTGCTGGAACGATAGGTGCATTTTATCATGTGCCTTATCAAAAAGTTAGGAGCAGCAAAGATAATACTCAGTTTTATGTAAAGGATTGGGAAAGCTATAAAAAGAATGATGAGCCTAAGGTATTTGCAGCTTACAATCCTAAGTTAGAAGTTAATCTACTTCGTAATCAAACGCAGATATTATACTATAAAGAATATAGGCCCGGTGTTGAAACATACTCTTACCCTGGTTATATGGGTGCTTTAAATGCGATACAAACTGATATTGAGATCAGCAAGTATCATTTAAGTACAATTACCAATGGTATGTTTGCATCAAAGATGATCAGTTTTTTTGAGGGTATACCTACGGAGGAGGAGAAAAGAGAGATTGAGAAAGGATTTAAAAGCAAGTTTACAGGTAGTGAAAATGCTGGAAATATTGTATTAAACTTCGGAAAAGATCCGAATAAGCGGCCACAACTTGACGATTTAAGCAGCACGGAATTAGACAAGCATTTTGATATACTTTCTAAAAGCGTACAACAAGAAATATTTTGCGGTCATCAGGTAGTCAGTCCCATGTTATTCGGAATACGTGTAGAAGGGCAATTAGGTGGCAGAAGTGAGATCAGGGATGCGTACGAAATAATGAAATCGACCTACGTTAATGACAAGCAACAAGCATTAGAATTATTGTTTGCAGAAGTTACAGGTCAGGAGCATAAGATCATACCTGTTGAGCCGATAGGCTTTGAGTTTAGTGAGCAAACATTATTGCAGATCGCTCCTAAAAAATGGTTACTTGAAAAGATAGGTATTGATGCAAGTTTATATCCTGAAATTGCACAGCCTGAAACAGCACCGACTGTTAGCGCACCAGTTAATGAGAATCTGAAAAACTTATCCGGCCGCCAATGGCAAAGTTTAACACGAATCATTCGCAAGTTTGAGAAAGGTGAGATCAGTCAGGAACAGGCTAAATTGTTATTAAAAAGCAGTTTAGGATTGAATGATGATGAAGTAAATACAATGTTATCTATTGATAATGAGGTGCAGGAATTTAGCAGCCATGAAAAGGATGAATTATTATTAGCTGAATTTGCAAAGTGTGGTGAGCCGAAAAGTGATTATGTAATTGTCAAAAGTTCAAAGTTTGTTTTTGGCAAAGAGCAATTTGCAGATGTAACGCAAATTGAAACGAATGTATTGGATTTGATTCGTAAAGATAAAAGAATCACTCCTGAGGTTATTGCAGAAACATTGGATTTGGAAGTTGATAGCGTTAAAGAGATTTTAAAGCGTTTAGCTGATGAGGGCCGTATATCTATTAAGCCGACAAATGTAGGTCAGGATAAAGTTATCGAGCGTACTTTGACAGAACCTTTAAAGAAGCAAACAGATAAGAAACCTGAGACTTTAAACTTTAAGATTCTTTATTCTTATGAAGGGCCTGAAGATAACAGTAACAGGGCTTTTTGTGCAAGATTATTAGAGATGAATAAATTATGGTCACGCTCTGAAATTGAATCTATGTCGATGCGTATGGGTTATAGTGTATGGGATAGGCGTGGAGGATTTTGGAATAACAATGGGAAAATAGAGATGCATTGCAGACATGATTGGGTTAGCAATATTGTAATGAAGAAAAAATAAAACATGAGAGATATTTTATTTGTCAGTCCTGAAAACATTTACGAGCGTAGTGCCGTACATAAGAACATTGATAGCAAAATGATTGTGCCTGAAATTAAGGCGGTGCAAGAGATGTATTTACTGCCTGTTTTAGGAACGGCATTATATGAAAGATTGCAGGATGGAATAGATAATGATGATCTTACTGCAGATGAAGAAACGTTGTTAAAAGACTACATACGCGATCCGTTAGTGCATTACACTATAAGCGAACTGGCACCTGCATTAAGCTTCCAATTGTGGAACAAGGGACTAACCAGAAAAACGACTGAGAATAGTGAGGCTGTAAGTAGTTCAGAGATAGATGATTTTACAGCTAAGTTTAAGAATCGTGCTGAATGGTATTTGGAAAGGCTTATAAGATATTTGATTGAGGAGGCTGGCAGCGGTTCAAAGTTTCAGGAATATATCAATCCAGGCAGCCGCGTTGATACTTTCGTGCCTAAGCGGACATCTTTTGAGATCGGTATTTATTTAGGGAATACTGATGTAAATCGTAAAGAGATGCCTAAGTGGTATAAATATGAGTTCTTATCTTGTTGCAGATGAGTCAATATACAAACAAAATTCAAAAGCTTTTAAAAGCTTATTTAAAGAAACATGAGTCTAACATTAAATCAAATAATCAAAAAGCTGATAGAGATAGCGTCAGGCCACAAAATGGTAAGGACTGCAAAGCATCTAAAAGCTGAAGATTTTTTAGTTTTTGATTATAAGGATGTCGAATACCCTGCGGTGTGGTATACCTTAAATACATCATCCATCACAGGCAAGGAAAAGACATACCAAATATTGGTAACCGTTGCAGATATCCATCATGTTGAAAATATGGATGAACTTGAAATGCAGAGTGATTGTGAGCAGATAGGCCATGATCTTTTGGCGCAGATTGGATGGGATTTGCATGAATGGGTAATGGATCGTTCATTCAATTTTGAATATTTTAGGCAAGGGCAAGAAGATGTTTTAGCAGGGGTAACTTTTGAGTTATCATTAAAGCTACCAATACTTTATAATAATTGTCAGGTACCTACGGATTATGTTTTACCTGATTCACAGTATATAATTGTAGAAGATTATTTTGTAAGAAGAACTAATAAAGTAATTGATTTTATTGTAGGTAGTGGACAGCCTATGGTTCAAGGAAGTACACAATATCAAAATAATATGCTTACGGTGCCACCTTTGGTATTTATAGATGGATTGATATTAACGTATCAGGTGAGAAGTGATAGAAGATATATAACGCATAATGCAACAACAAAAACAATAACAATAAATGGCGGTGTCAATGAAGGCGAAAATGTACAAATATATCTTTAGTATTTTATTTATTTGCATTTCTTTTGCAAGTAAAGGGCAAACTATTGATAATGTTCTTTATACGAACTTTAATAACTATTACAAATGGCGGGGCGGTGCATTTGATTCGACTTTACTTATTCCGCAAACATCAGCGACAAATGGCAAGCGTGCAGGTGCTTTGAGATATAGTACTGCGGATAGTTCTGTTTATTCATGGACTGGGAATCAATGGGTAAAAATAGGAAGTGGCGATACAACTTCACTTAGCAATCGTATTGATGCTCGTGTAAAATATACCGATACGGCAGCTATGCTTAGCCCTTATTTGAGATCAAATGTGGCGGCTGCTACTTATCAGCCGATAGGTAATTATGATACCGCTACCGTTGTAAAAGCCTATGTTACAAATGCCGAAGCGGTTACAATAACAAAAGGGCAAGTGGTTTATATCTTTGGAGCGCAGGGCGATCGGGCAGCGGTAAAATTGGCAAAGAATACAAGCGATACGTTCAGCAGCAAAACTTTGGGTATTGTGAGGGCAGACATTGCAGCAGGTCAGGCGGGATGGGTTACAACGCAAGGGCAGGTGAGTGGTATCAATTTAGGTGCATATACGGAGGGGGATATTCTTTGGTTAGATAGCGTGGCGGGTGGGTTTACAAAGGTTAAGCCTGTTGCACCGAAACATGGAGTTTTCATTGGAGTGGTAGAACGAGCTAACGCAGGAAACGGCATCATATATGTCAAGCCGCAAAACGCAGTGGAACTTGATGAAATTCATAATGTCCTTATAACTTCTCCAACAAATAATCAGGTGCTATCTTATACGGCATCTACTGGGATTTGGGAGAATAAGACGGTGAGTGCTTCCATCTTTGCATATACGGCAAAAACAACAACCTACACAGCCGGAGCGGATGATTATGTTATCCATTGCACAAGCGGCACTTTTAGCGTAAACCTGCCAACGGCGGTTGGTATTACCGGGAAGGTATATATCATAAAGAATAGCGGCAGCGGACTTATAACAATAGATCCGAACGGCTCGCAAACGATTGACGGAGTTACTACCTACACGATGGGACAAGCTGAAAGCGTGCAGGTTATTTCAACAGGCTCAAATTGGATAACATTATGACATTAACAAAGATAAGATACGGAACAGGTGCGCCTAATGATACGGTAGGCGCGGATGGTGATTTATATTTAGATACCGTAAGCGGCGATTTATATCAGCGTGTTAGTGGTGTTTATTCACTTGCTGCATTAGGTGGCAGCGCAACAGGATCGGATTTATATTTATTTTATAGCTATTAAAATTTAACATTATGCCGGCAAATACAAAGCCCATTTTCGCATTAAGTCCAGAAACAAGACTGGCAGCAATTACAGGAACAACAACCGATAAAAGCGGTGCAACGACTGCGAACATCGTTGATTTAGTTACTGCAACAACTGACGGAACGAAAGTTACCCAGATAAAATACAAGCACGTAGGCAATAGCACGGCTGGTATCTTTTTGGTTTGGGTTACAGATACATCAGGCGCAAATCCTCGTTTATTAGCTGAATCCACTTATGCAGCGATTACAAGTTCTGCAACGGTGGCAACTGCTGAAGGTACTTTGATTTTTAATGATTTGCAATTAAAGAGCGGACAAAAAATACAAGTAGGTGCAACGACTGCAACTACAAATATTCATGTTACTGCTCAAATCGGAAACTTCTAATTATGTTCAAATCATTTCAGGATACAAGTGCGCTTCAGCAATTTCACAGCTTCCCTAACCTTAATATGCAGCAAGCTACATCTGCTTATGGGTTTAGCGGTGTTACCTTTTGGCTGGATGCCGCCTATGGGTTGAATACGCAAACCAATTTAGGGGCGGTGAGTAGGTGGCAGGCACGTGTTGGCGGAGCTATATTTGAGCAGGCAACGGCAGCAGCGCAACCAAGATTAATTTTGAACGATGCTAATTATAATAATCTTCCAAGTGTGGAAGCTATAAGTAATGCAAGATTTATAGATTGTGATCCAAATTTAGGATTAAATTATAACGGCAATAATACCATAGCAATAATAAGCAAAGTAAATACTGCAAATCAATACAACGGCATTATTGGTAGAAATGAAGCAGCAATTTACGGACTTTTTGATGGAGGAACAAATGCTGGTTTAAATGGATATGGTCATGTTTATAATGGAACAACTGCTTTACAAGGAAATACTGAGACAAGTACATCAAGGATTAAAATAATAACTAATACAAATGTTATTGTTAATGGCTTATCTGAAACAACAGGAACTAACACTTTAAATACATCTGTATATTTTAGATTATTTAGAAATAATAGTTCAACAGCAACTAATTTAATTGGAACAATCGCGGAGATAATTTCTTACGGTTACTCAATGACATCAGACGAAGCCATTGCATTATCTAACAACATCAATCAAAAATATGCGATATATTAAATTTAGAACATTTAGCGAAGCGTCAGCATTAAATGATAGGGTTACGGCTGAATGTTTGCGAGCATCGGTTTGGACTGATGGAACGAATAATTACTGCAATCCAGACCAAGACGCAAACGCAATGTGGAGAGTGCCTATTTTGGATGGTTACGAAATGTTTTTCACCACAGGCGAAATAGATAGGGCTTGGGATGATGCTAACCCGGTGCCGCGTGAAGTGCCTACATGGCGTTTGCGTGCGGTGCTTGCAATCGATGGGAAAGAAACAGATGTGCAGAACGCTATTGATACACTACCTGAGCCGAACAAGACCATCGCACAAAGGGCGTGGGATTTCGGGAGCAATACGGAAAGGACAAGTCAGACCGTTGCATTTATTAAAGGAGTTTTGAGTTTGACAGATGCGGAGGTGGATCAGTATTTTATCGATGCTGAAAACCTGCAAGCGTGAGGGGTTTGATATTACTGATAATTGCTTTGATCTTATCGGTAATGCTTATGCCTGTCGGGTTTGTGTTTCAGATAGTGGTTACTTTATTTCGGGCGGTTGATACCTATCTGTTTCACATAGCGAAGTCAATAGATCAGCATGGGAACGTAGTTTGTGCGGAGTTGTTTAACCTAACATTAATAAAGCGGAATGGTTACAAATTCGGGGATATGGACAAAACAATTAGTTACGTTTTGGGCATAAATGCTGAAAAAAAGAATTTGACGTATTTAGGTAGGAAGTTGGGTAATTTATTAAATACTATTGAAAAAGATCATCTTATTAAAGCGGTGAATTATGAGCGCAAAGATTGAGGTAATAAGCATTTGGATGTTGAGCATTATTGCATTTGTGACGCAAAATAATGTGATGTTTACGCTAACGGTTATTGGTAACATCGTATGGATTGTAAGAAACCTACCGGGAGCTTGTAAAAATATCAAAGAATATAAAAATAGAATCTATGCCAGAATGGTTAAAAAGACTGACAAAGACTGATATTAGAAATAGCATCGCAATCATTGTAGTTATAGGCTGTTTTTTGCTTATGTACTTATTACAGGTAAGACCTATCCCGGAGCAGAATCATGATCTTGTGCTAACTGCAGGTGGCTTTATCTTTGGGGGTGCTTTGGCAGGTGTGATAGGTTATTATTTCGGTGCGACTAAATTAGATAAAAAAGGTGGATCAGAAGAATAATAATGAAATGGCCGATTGGCTATTTTATTTATTCTGTTTATTAATACTTTATTTTTTATTACGCAATGCTTAGAATTTTATACTTATCATTATTCTTTTTGGTGTCATGTGCTAATCCAAAGAAACTGCATCGCATGATGGACAACCTACCAGAAGCGACCGCAAAGGAATGTGCTGATAGGTTTCCAATTAAGGAAACAATTGAAACGATAACCGTTGCAGATTCTGCATTGCTTCATCAATATGAGATTGAGTTTAATTACATGGCATCATTGATAGATAGTTTACTATCAGCAAACTGCGATACGGTACATATTGAAAAAATAAAGGAGGTTATCAAAAAGATACCCTGCAAACCTGAAACTAAGATAATAATTAAGACGCAAGAGAATACGGCTAAGAGTAAAGTAATTCTTGATAGTTGCCAAAAGGTGTCAAGTTTACTTAGCGAAAAACTGTCAAATTGTGACATAAAAGTGAACGAATTAACTACTAAATGTGACAAATATAAAGGTCAAAGAGATTGGTTGTTTTGGTTAATTATAGCTTTACTTATTTGGATTTTCCGCAAACAGATAGCTTTACTTTTTAAATTGTTTTAATGAAATTAACTGATATTGCAAGGCAATACAGGGTTAAATACGGTATGCAAATGCCTACGTTAGCACTTGCAAGAATCATGTACAATGAGAATAAAGAATTATTTACTACCCTTGATCATGCAAGATATAAATTAAGATACATTGAGGGGAAAAGCGGAAAGGCAAACAGGGATAAAATAAAAGATCATAAAGAATTTCTAATGACAGAAGATAGGCCCAAAAACCCATACAACCTTCCCGAATCAGAAGAGTCTAAATATGAACCTTACATTTTAAAAGCATCTAAGTTAGCGGTGCTTTCAGATATACACGTACCATATCATTCAATTGATGCATTAACAGCAGCATTCGATAAGATTAGTGAAGAGAAGCCAGATGCGATACTTTTAAACGGAGATACTGTTGATTTCTATATGCTATCCAGATTCCAGAAGGATGCACGCAAGAGATCACTTGCACATGAATTAAAGGCTTTAAATGATTTATTAGATATATTGGGCGGCTTTGGTGCAAAGATTATTTATAAGTTAGGGAATCATGATGAACGATATCAACACTATTTAATGCAAAAGGCACCTGAATTATTAGGCATTCCTGAGTTTGAATTTGAGCATCTTTTAAAGGCTAAGGATAGGGGAATGGTAGTTGTAGGTGATAAGCGGGTTATTAAGGCAAACAAGCTTAACATCATTCATGGTCATGAATACCCATCTGTATTTAGTCCTGTAAACATTGCAAGGGGCTTATATATGAAAGGTAAGGTTTCAGCTTTGCAGGGCCACAATCATCAAAGCAGTACACATACAGAAACGGATATGAACGGTGATATAGTTACAACATGGTCATCTGGATGTTTGTGTGAATTGAATCCTGACTATATGCCTTTAAATAAGTGGAATCATGGATTTGCAATGGTTGATCTAAATAGTAACGGTAAGGACTTTCATGTACGGAATTATCGTATTTATAAGGGTAAAATCTTATGACAGAGGAAGCGCAAATACATCCTGAATTCATGCCAGTAGATAATGAACTATTGCAGATCATTGAAGCTGAATGTATGCTTTTGGCTACGATTGCTGACATATGCGATTCTGAATTTAGGACTTATGAAGATGAGATTGAAGATATGAATGTTGTAAAGCGTAATGCTTATAAGGTAATATTTGCGGCTCAAAAGAAACTATTAAAATTCATTAAAGACTATGAACAAGGGAATTCCGATAATCAGAAAGTTTGAAGGGTTGAAACTACGCGCCTACTTATGTCCGGCTGGCATTCCAACTATAGCGTGGGGCAATACGTTTTATGAGAACGGTAGCAAAGTACAAATGGGTGATAAGATAACGCTCGATCGTGCTGATAAACTTTTATTCTTTATGGTAGGTAAGTTTGAAGCGGAGGTAAAGAAACTTGTAAAGTCTGCAATAAATGATAATCAACTGGGCGCGCTTACATCCTTTGCCTTTAATGTAGGTATCGGCGCATTAACAAAAAGTACAATATTAAAAAAAGTTAATAAAAATCCGAATGATGCAACCATTCGTGATGAGTTTAACAGATGGACAACTTCCAATGG